GGGCGAGCCGATCAGGACTCGGCGCACTTGATCTCGAAGACGCGCACGTCGTCGCGACGCACGGCGCCGAAGTGGCCCTCGCCGTAGGCCTGCCAGGGCAGGCCGCGCTTGTCCTTGCGCTGCGAGACGTCCGTCTTGATGCCGCCGTCCCAGGTGCAGAACGTCATGCCCATCGACGTGTAGAACGGGACACGGCGATAGCCGTTGCCGTCGGTCAGAAGGCGGTTGGAGATGATCCAGTCGATGCCGGCATAGTTGGAGCCGACCATCGTGCCGGCGTCCAGGATGCGCTTGACCGTGAAGTCGGACGAGATCACCTCGATCTCGTTCATCAGGTTCTGCTCCTGCTGCGGCGTGATGACGCAGTGGAAGACCTCGGTCGGCGCGCCGTTCGTGTCGTTCAGGCCGACCTCCAGCTTGCGAGCCTGCTTGCGAGCCTCCTGGATCTTCTCCAGGTTCAGGCCCGAGCCGGTGCCGCCGATGTCGACGCTGATCTGCCGCGCGGCCGCGAAGCTGTCGACCGTCGAGCCGTCCTCGCCCATGTTGCGATCCGCGAAGAAGGCGCGGATGGCCTCGTCATCCATGCGGCGGTTCAGCGCCGCGACGATGCCCATCACATAGTCGCCCTTCGGATCGGCGAGCATCTGCATCAGCTCGATGTTGTCGATCGGCAGCGCCTTGTCGAAGTGGCGCGGGTAGACCCACGGGCGCTTGTGGTTCGGCTCGCCGAAGATGATGTCGTCGTATCGGCCCGTGCGCTCGTCGGCTTCGAACGGATCGATCAGGTTGACGACCGTTGCGGCCTTGCCGACGGCGGTCATCGGCGCGAAGGTGGACGCGATGCGCGGGCGCATTTGCTGCGCCACGAGTTCGACGTTCGACGCGAACTGCTGGACGAAGAACTGGTTGGTGTTGCCGGCCATGGAAGGCGCTCCTGCAAAGGTTGCATGTCAGGTGCTCGCCTGGCGTGTCCCTTGCGGGGGCCCCACTTGCGCTTGTCGTGCGCCGGTCGTGCCGTCTTCCCGGCAGGCCATCGGGGGCTTGCGCCGTATCCGATGGCTTGCACTTTTCCGTTTCCTCCCGGAAACGGATTGCACTTCTACGCAGCGCGCTGCTTCGCGTCCCAGAGGATCTTGTCGAGGCGCTGCAGCTCGCGCTGTTCGGCGCTGTCCTTGTTCATGGCCTTCGCGCGCCAGCCGGGATCGGCCATCAGCTCTTGCCGCTTGGCCGCCGCGCCTTCGGGCGTCATTCCGAAGGAACCGGGCAGATGGATGCCCTCGGCGCCGTGCTCGCCCAGCATGTCGCCGACGATGGCCATCATCTTCAGCGTGCCGCGCAGCCCGACGGCCTTCTCGATGCTGTCGATCGCAGCCGCCGATACGGCGTCGTCGAGGCCGGCGCGCTTGGCGATCTCCTTGAAGCCGCGGCGGGCGATCTCGGTACGTGCAGGCCGCTCGGCGCCCCAGTCCTTCGCGAGGGCGGCGTCGTCGGCCTGCTGCGCCGCCAGGGCCGCCGCATCCTGCGTCTTCGTCAGGCCCGCCGCCTGGTCGTTCCACCACGCAGCGAGCGCCTGTCCCGTCTCGAGCGGGATGCCCAGCTCGTGGAACTTGGTCGCGACCGCAGTAGCGAACGTCGCGTCCTGTCCTTGCGGGACAGGAAGCTTGTAGTCCGCCGGCGTCGCAGGCCGGCCCAGGCGGTCGAAGAACTTGGCCATCGCGGGCGCATCGTCCTTCGGCGGGATCTCGACCAGCCTGCCGGCGCGATCGGCACCGATCAGCTTTTCGGCGGCGCGATGCGCGCGCACCGCATCGGCAGGATCCTTCCACCCCTTGTTCTGCACGTGGCCGAGGTGCTCGGCGTCGATGTCAGCCGGCAGCCACGTGATGCCATGCGGCGTCGCGCCGCCCCCACCGCCACCGCCGCCTCCAGCGCCGCCTCCACCATTGCCGCCGCCCGCCCCACCGCCGGCGCCGCCGCCAGATCCTGAGCCGCCAGCATCGCCATCGGGGGCCATGAGCCTGAACTGCTTGCGGAAATTCATTCGTCAGCACTCCTTTCGTGCGTGAGTCGAGCCAGCTGATCGCTGGTCAGGTTGAGATGGCCACAGATTCGATTGAAGACATCGCGGCGGCCTTCCGCGAACGCCATCGCCAGCGGGTCGACGTGCTGATCCGCCTGCGAGACCTTCAGCGTTGAGCGGGCGGCGTAGCAGTACGAAGCCAGGTCGCGCAGCACGATGTCGGCCGCAGGCCCCACTTGCCCCCCGCGCCGTCGGCGCCAGAAAGCCCACCACGGCTTGCCGCGCGGATCGCGTCCGCGCTCGCTGCGAACGAGGAACAGGGCGCGGTACGCATCCGCGCGGGTGTGAAGGCTGAACATCAGAGTTGCGGCCTACCGCCGGCGGCCTGCATCTTGGTGAGGTTTGCCGCCGCCTGCGAGATCTGCGGCGCAGCCTGGACGATGGTCTGGGCGTTCTGCTGCGATGCACGCTGATCGGCCTTCGCCTGGATGTCCTCGAGCGAGCGCATCAGCTTTGCCGGGAACCCGTTGATCTCGCCGAGCTCGCGCGCGCTGCCCGGCACGTCGAATGCGTCGAGTGCGGACGGGTCGGTCTCCGCCAGCGGGATCACCTGCTCGAACGTGCGCGTGATCGCGAGCGCCTCGCTCGTGCGCATCGCGCGACGCATCGGGCTCGTGTATGCGATCTTGTACCGGCCGCCACGCGCGATGAGCTCGGGCGGCATGTCGGCGAAGCGACCACCCTCGCCCATGATGTCCAGCTCGCGCTCAGTCATCGGGCCGAGCCCCTCGGACTCGATGCGGCCGCCGATCGGCGCCATCAGGTTGGCCCGTTCCTGCAGCAGCTCGAGCGCCTGCGTCGCGGTCATCTGAGGGTTGTCGATCAGCGCTTTGAAGACATCGAGGAAGTTCGCGGAGGCGATGATCTCGCGCTCCTTGTCCATCATGTCGAGGCCGATTTCGACCTTTGCCCCGGTCATGAGCGGCTTCACCAGCGGGTTGCCGGTGTCGTCGAGGCCACCCATGTTGAGCGCGCCGGGTGCTTGGTTGAAGACGCCAAGCACGCCGTCCTCCGTCGCCAGCAGCGGCGGGTCGGCGACTTTCTGGGCGGCCGCGAGGATCGTCCGCTTCATCGTGTTGAGCGTGCGGATGTTCGACATCGTCAGCCACGCCGGCGAGCGCCCATAGATCTCGCCGGACGCCGTCATGTAGCGCATGACGGCGAAGGGCCAGGTACGAAACCCGCCCTCGCTCAGGCACACCTTTGCGTCCGGCAGGAAGTAGCAGCTCGCCCATGGCATGCCCAGACCACCGGGCCGCTGCGGGTCGTACGACGGGTCGTAGTCGGCGCGCGGGCACACCGTCTGGCACACGTCGATGGTTCGATCGGGCTGCCGTTCGTAGTCCCGGCGCAGCTTGTCCGGCAGCATGCCCGGGAAGCGCTGCTCGATCTGCCGAAGCGACCAGGGCCAGCGGCGATGCAGCGTGTCGATGCGGCCGGCGGCGTTCTCTTGGAGGTACGCCTGCGAGAGCGGGATCGACTTGTACAGCACACCGGGCCGACGCAGCGCCGGGTTGCGCAGCATGTCGTCGATGAACATCACGCCGGTGCCGAAGCCGAGGAACGAGAGGCCGACCTCCGACATCTGGGCCTCGAACGACGCCGCGGGCGAGTAGCGCGTGCGGAACAGATCCTTGGTGAGCGCCTCGAGCCACGCTTTGACTTCGAGCGGAACCTTCTCCTCGTCGTCCTCGTCGTCGGTGAGCTGCTGATACCGCTGGTTCGACGGCCAGAAGAACGCGGTGACCGCGGCGAGCGCGCGCTGAAGCGTGAGCGCCGCAGTGGAGTCCAGCATCTTCTCGGTGCGGCGCTCGCCAGGCGCGCGAGTCGTCGTGAAGTCCGCCATGGACGGGATCACGCGATCGGCGATGTCTTGCCACATCGACTCGAAGTTGGCGCGGGCCGCCTTCGCGTCGTCGAACCGGCGCAGGAGCAGATCGAGATCCACGGCGGTCAGCTGCCGAGAAGCGTTTTCGCGGCCGTCTGCGGCGTGCCCGGCCCGCCCAGCCCGGTCAGGATCGCGCTGGCGCGGCCGCGGCGGGCGCGCAGCATGTCGCCGTACTGCTGCTGGGTGGCCTGCGTGTCCTCGATGACCGGAGGCGGCGGAGCGGGCGGGCTTGAAACCTTGGGGCGGATGAAAGACATGGTGGCGGCTCGAGATCGCGCTCACGCGCGCAGGGCCCGAATCTCCCGCCGCCCACGTGAAACGGATTGCACTCAGTCGAGAACGCCGTACTCCCGGGAAGTGCGCGCCGGCTGCTCACGGCGATGCGCGTGCTCGTCAGGCCGCCTCAGGTCGCGTGCGCCGCCCATTCCGAGCACCAGGTACTGCCCCGCCTCGGCGACGTGCGAATGCATGTTCTTGTCGGGCACGTCGTGGTAGCGATCAGCGCCGGAGACGAGAACGCGCTTGAACTGGTAGCCGCCGGCGAGCGCCTTGATCAACTGCTTGCAGCGCGGGTGCACGATCAGCGCCGGCTCGCCGTCGATCAACTTCGTCAGGGGCGCCGCGAACGCCTCGCGCCGGATGGTGAACGAGTTCGTGTGCGCCGGATGCGCGATGACCTTCTCGCCCCTGAGAACCTGGAACGTGTCCAACTCGTCGTCTCCACGCGCCGTGCCCGCAGGATCGCCGGTGACGCGCTCGACCGGATGGTTTGGGTAATGGAGGTTCGTGTCCTTCAGCCAGAGGCCACCGAAGCGCTTGACGCCCATGTCTTCGCTCACCAACTCGCGGTGGATGCGAATCTGCCCATTCGGCATGCGCTGACCCCACAGCCCGGCAGGGGTCAGGCCGAAGTCCATGCCGCCGTACAGCGGCAGCTTCTTGACGATCTCGAACTCGCGGACGTGGAGGTTCGTACGGAACTCCGGGTACACCGGCTTGCCGTCGCGAACGTAGCCGTAGTCGCCGTGGACGTAGACCCGGATCCAGTCGTCTGTTTTGCCGTGCAGGAGGCGCTCATAGTAGCGGCGGCCCGCGGCTCGGCGCGTCGGATGGCCGATCGGCAGCGCGAGCGTGTCAGCCGACTGCAGCAGGAAGTCGAGGTTCTCGGCCTCATCCGAGAGCCCAGAGGGTTGTGCAAAGAAATCAAACCCCTCGGGCTTGTCCTCGTCGAGCTTGTACCACCAGTGATCGGTGTCCGGGCTGTTCGTGTCGGCGATCACGCCGTTCCAGGTCGCGCCACCGTCTTGCGCAGCAGGGAAGCGACCAACCCGACCCGTGAGGCCGTCCAGGATGGCCTTCGGCTGCTCGCGGCCCTCGTTCATCCACGCGCCCGTCAGCTCCAGCGACAGCAGCTTCTTGACGTGATCGGGGCGGTCGAGCGCCAGGAACCACATGGTCAACTCAACATGCGTGCCATCGGCCAGCGGCCATCGCAAGATCTGCTCGATCGGCGCAGCGTGCACGACGCGGCCGAAGCGCTCCTCAGGGAACCAGTACAGCCACGTCTTGAGGGTCGTACTCGTCAGCTCGCCATAGGTGTTCCGCGTCGCAGCCCAGCGCGAGCGGCGGATCCCGTCAGGCCCGGGCCGCTGCTCGCACGCGCGCGACCAGATCTCCCAGCAGCAGCCGACGGATTTGCCCGAGCCGATCGGGCCGCGCAACAGCCGAACGAACGCGTTGCTCGCGTGAAACCGCCGCAGCGTCGGAGACGGCTTGTACCGGATTTCGCGAACAGCGCTCATGTGTCGCGCGGGGGGATCTCCGCCACGTAGGAGACGGCGCAATTGAGCTGCTGCGTCATCTTCACGTCCAACTTGTCCCCGTAGACCTTCGGGAGCACCTTGGACAGGTACCACTTGCGCGCGTCCACCTGGAGGCGGCGATGCTCGATCATGTCGCCCTCGGTCACCTCAACGCCGTCCTCCGTCGTCTTCGTCTTCTTGCCGATCTGAGGCGTGTTGCTGATATCGATGATCTCGTCAGCCATCGCGTGATAGCCCAACTCGCGCGCGCGCGCGTACTGCGCGGCAAATCCGTGGAGATCTTGAAGCGCCCAGCCACGCACCGTCGACTCTCGCGGCATGCCTTCGCTGCGACAAATAGACCTCAACGCCTCACCCTCAGCAAGGCGCAGGCAGATCTCTTCAGCCTTCGCCCGCGAGAACGTGTTGTTGCGCCCCATCAGGCCGGCTCCTTCTCCTTCTTCGCCCGACGCGACTTGCCCTGCAAGTCGGTGCGCTGCTGCGGCACCGGGAACTGCGGCAGGTTCTGCAGCCGAGGCGCGGTGTCCGCGGCGCTACGGCCTTTGCGAAACCCACGCACGACGTCGGCCATCGGCAGATCATCACGACTGCGCTTCGTGCGCTCGACCCAGAGGCAGATCAGCCACTCGCCACGGTGATAGAACGGCTGCTGACCGCGGTCGGGATCCGCCAGATACTTGACCGCACGCAGGGACAACCCCACGCCGGGCCGGCCCGCGATCTCGTCAAGCGTCAGGCCGGTGGCCACGATTTCGCGGATCACCACAGGCCAGTCGGGGGCCTGCTGCTTGCGTGCGCCGATCATGCGCGCCTCCGACGCAGCCAGTCACGCAACGCGAACCACGGCAACAGGAACGGATCCCGCTTCGCCGCCTCCAGTTGCGCATGCAACTGCGCTCGCCGCGCCTCCGCTTCGCCCTGCGCGGCCCGTACTTGCTTCTCGGCTTCGATCCGCAGCCGCCTCTCATCGGCGTGCCGGTCGGCCCACATCTCCGCGAGCTTCTCCGCCCGCTCACGCTGTTGACGCACGTCGCGCACGATCCCTGGCGCAGTGCGCAGCTCCGCTTGCGTCTTCGCGAGCTGGCGCGCGACCGTCTGCGCTTGAGACTCCGCGCTCGCGACTCTCTTGGCATCACCCTTTCGGCTCATGATGGCTCCTCTGTTGCGGTTGGATCAGCCCCGGCAGCGATGCCGCGTTATCGAAGGGCCCGCGAGCGGCAGAGCGCAGCCTTGCGTCTGCCCGATCGCGGCACGAGCGGCATCCAGGAAATCGATGACAGGGCGGCTTTCGCGGGTCGCCGGGGCATGGCCGCGCGCGCTGCACCCCAACTCCCAAAACGCAGGGCACGCGCATGCGCCAGGCACCACGCGAGCCTCGCGGGACGCTTCAAGACTCACGAGCACCTCGTACACGTCCTCGGTCTCCACGCCGAGTGCGTGCGCGATCTCATAGGCCAACGCACGGCGCCGCTGCGCGAGCAACTCCAGCACACGGTCACGCAGCGGCGTCATATCGCACTCGCGACGGCAGGGAGCGGGACGGACTCCGGCCACGCGCCTCGCGAGAGCAGCTCCGCCACCGTGCGAACATGCGCATCCAGGAAGACGCGCACGCGCATCTCCTTTGTCCAGCGCGAGCCCTGATCGAGCTGGCCGTGGCATTCGAAGCACAAGGCCGCGCAGAGGTTGTCGTCGGCCTTGACGCCCATTCCCTTGCCGGCCCACGCCCAGTTCGCGTGCGCGCAGACGACGGTGCCGTCGGCCACGCCGCAGTGCTGGCACGGCAGCTCACGGCACGCGACCCGCAGCGCTTCGCTGCGGATGTAGACGTGCTTCTCGCTCACCCGGCGAGCTTCGAACGTGCCAGCGCCGTAGACGCGCGTCAGCGGCGAGACGACGACAGGCTTCCGCGGAGACATTGGCTTGCGAGCGAAGCCGGTTCGGCGCATGGGCGTGCGGCGCATCATTGCTCCTTGAGGTACTCGAGCAGGGGAACCGCGGGATCGCCGATGCGCACGGCCACCATCACGACGGCCGTGCCGCCCGCGTTCAGATCACGCAGCTCGCCGAGCAGCTCTTCGCACTCCAGCCACGAGGCCAGAACGATGAACTCGTCACCTTCCTCGTCGATCATTGCGATTGCTCCTCTCGTTGTGATTCCACGTCGCACCAGTGCGCAATCGGCGGATGACGCGGCACCGGAAGCGGCTTCGGCGGCTGATTCGGCCGAGCGTGCAGCGCGCACAGCCGGCGGCCGAAATAGACGCTCCACGGCCGCTCACAGCCCGGAACGCTGCAGGTCGTCGCCGGAGCGCGCTTCACGGCTTGCTCGCTTTCTTCGCCGCCTCGACGATGGCGAGCTTGAAAATCCCGTAGTGCGGCGTGACGCCCTTGCGGATCCTCTCGGCCGAGTACTCGTCCCACGCCGGCATGCCCAGCTCCACAGCCTTGCGGTCGACGCCTGCACGGCTCTCGTGCCAGCTATCCGCCTCCTGCTCCGCGACGATCTGCGCCTCCGTCGGCGCCTCCCAGCGGGCCTGGTTCAGCCACGTCAACGGGGCCGGAATGAACTGCCCGCCGTCCTTCGTCCATGCCTCGGACTTCTTCGCCACCTCGACGGCCTCGACGACTCGGCCGGCGATGGCCTCGCAGCCCTTCGAGCGCCACTTCGCGACGCACTGCTCCCGGCCGGCCTTCCGCCCGTGCTTCGGCCACGCCTCCCAGAATTTTTCGAACCCCGGATCCAGGCCAGCGCGTTGCGCGCGGCTGGTTCTTTTGGGTTCACCTGACGGTTCCCTTTGGGTTATGGGTGCACGTGGTGCGGGGGTGGGGTGCACGTGGTGCGGGGGTGGGGGCGCAGGATCTGCGGGGGTGGGGTGCATCTGCTGCGGGGGTGCACGTCGTGCGGGGGTGCATCTGCTGCGGGGGTAGCCGTGAGCCAGTACACGGTGGATCGGCCGGAGCGGAACTCGCGCCGCACGTAGCCCAGCCGCTCGAGATCGCGCACGGCCGCCTGCACGGCCCTCTCGCTCAGCGAGCACTTGTCGCAGACGGTCGCGATCGACGGATAGCACTCACCCTGGTCGTTCGCTGCGTCGCACAGCGCCAGGAAGACGAACTTCTGCGTGGTCGGCAGGCTCGTCTTGAATGCGGCCGTCATGAGGACGATGCTCACGCAGTGCCCCCTCCGACATCGAACACGCTGCGCATCCGGGTGCGCTCCCTCGCCTGGGTGATCTCGCCACGCCGATACGCGTAGACCCGGCTGACGGCGACGCCGTGCTCGGCAGCGAGCTCGCGCGCGGGCCGCGGCGAGGCCGCGATGGCGAGACGCTGCTCCAACGTGAGCTTGCTGCCGTCATGGCGG